AGAAACTCCCATACATTATTCATTACACTTTGTGGGTCTTCTGTTAAGTCTTCAGCATGAACAAACATTACTTTATCACCAAATCTTTCGGCAGCTTCATGTAATCTCTCGATTGCAATACCAATTGGGGGGCTTTGTAGCCAACCTTGAACACGTTTATCGATAGTTGTCCAGCTTTGTGGGTTCTGTTGCTCCGCTCCGTTAAAAACTTCTGGATGCTGCTGTCGTTTCTTTTCCATACTAGAAAAAATGCCGCGTACATCGCGGACTGGGACAAGAACTTTTGCGTCTGGCCACACCTTAAAAAGTTGATCTAGGTGACCAATCCAAGAGCGACATTTATCTACAACTACTGGGCGGTCTGTGATACTATTAAATGCGTTCTCACATCCAGCCTTAACGTAATCCAAATACATAGGCTCAAGAACTTTTTCCATATCCACTGCCTTTGCCTCTTCAGTCTGAAAGACTTGGCGAGCTATATACCCGATTTCGTGCAAGGCACTAGTAGGCGTAGCGTGAACTCTTGGGTTCTGCGCAAGTAAATTACAGAGCAGTGTGGAGCAAGCTCGTGGAAGACCAGATACGAAATGTAATTTTTTACTCATATTATTATGATATATCTAAGTCTTTAAAAGTCAACTATAAATCGGAGACGACCGTCAAACCTCCATATGTAGTTCCGTATCCTGTTGCTCCTACTGGGACGTGAATACTAGTTAAGCCCGAGCCAAAAAATACGAAGCTACCACCCAAGGATGGAGCTGAAACAGCGTAACAGTCTAGGTTTGTTAGATTTGAACAATTAAAGAATGCAGCATTTTCGATATTGGTGACGCTATTGGGGAGAACGACGCTCGTCAGGTCAGTGCAGTTTTGGAATGCGCCAGTCCCAATGGTGGAGACGCTGTTACCGATAGTAATGCTGATCAGGCCAATGCAGCCATTAAATGCGCCATCCTCGATGCTGGTGACGCTGTCGGGAATGGTGATGCTCGACAAGCTAGCGCAGTCTTGGAATACGCCTAACCCGATGCTGGTGAAGTTAACATTATTTGGAAGTGTGACGCTCGACAGGCCAGTGCAGCCACCGAATGCGCCATCCCCGATGCTGGTGACGCTGTTTGGAATGATGATACTCGCTAGGATAGTGCAGTCACCGAATGTACCAAACTCGATACTGGTGAAATTGTTATTATTTGGAAGTGTGACGCTTGTCAGGCCACTGCATCCATTGAATGCGGCATCCCCGATGATACTAACATTATCAGGAACGGTGATGCTGGTCAGGTTAGCGAGAGATGAAAATGTGTATTGCGGGATAGAGGTAAAGTCGTTATTGATTGGAAGCGTGACATTTTCTAAGTTCGTGCAGCCACCAAATATGGAACTACCAATGCTAGTGACACCATTACCCATGTTGACGTTCGTCAGGCCAGTGCATTGATTGAATGCGAAATCCCCGATAGTTTCGACGCTGTCGGGGATGATAATGCTCGACAGGCTAGTGCAGTTCGAGAATGCTAGAGACCCGATGCTGGTGACGCTGTACCCATAAATAGTATCTAAAATCTGAAGCTCGCCATCTGCGGTTTCGGGATAGTCGGTAATCGTCACCGATACGTTGTCGGGGTTGACCGAATAAGTGTATAAAGACTCCGCAGTCGCATCCGCTTCCTCAGTCGGTACGCCGTCATAGGAAGCCGCATATCCTGTTGCTCCGTTCGGATACTGAATAGTTGCATAGCTTGATATTCGGCTGAATGCACCCCTCACAATTGTAGGGGCAGACATCGATTCAAAAATTATGGACGTTAAGAAGCTGGACCTATAGAATGCGTTAGCCCCGACGGTGGTGACGCTGTCAGGAAAGGTTACGCTCGTCAGGACTTTATTGCTATAGAATGAATTCACCGCAATGGTGGTGATGCCGTTTGGAATAGTGAAGTCACCGCTAGCACCTGGGCCAGCAATCAACTCAGTGCCATTCTTGTTGAGCAACAGTGGTCCTGTCGAACTGTAATTTGGATTGTCGACAGCAACCACAAAGCTGGTTAGGCTAGCGCAGCCACTGAATGCGAAAACATCGATGTAAGTCGCGCTACTAGGAAGTGTGGCGCTCGTCAGGTCGGTGCAGTTACCGAATGCGGAACCCGCGATGCTGATAACGCTGTCGGGAATGATAATGTTCGACAAGCTAGTGCAGTTATAGAATAAGTTAACGACGACTTGGTTGAAGCCAGCATTGTTCGGTAGGGTGGCACTTTCTAGACCGATGCAATCTTGAAATGCCTGAAGCCCGATGCTGGTGACGCTGTCGGGAATGATGACGCTCGTCAGGCCGCAATTTTGGAACGAGCCGCGATCAATGATGGCGACATTGTTGCCGAGGGTGACACTCAACAAGCCCGTGCAGTTCTGAAATGCGAATTGACCGATGCTGGTGACGCTGTCGGGGATGGTGATGCTGGCTAGTTTAGCGAGAGAGAAAAATGCGAATTCTGGAATGGAGGTAAAGTCGTTATTGATTGGAAGCGTGACATTTTCTAAGTTCGTGCAGCCATTAAACATGGAATCACCAATGCTAGTGACACCGTTGCCCATGTTGACGTTCGTCAGGCTGGTACAGTTACCGAATACAAAATCCCCGATAGTTTCGACGCTGTCGGGAATGGTGACGCTCGTAAGATTGCTGCAGCCAAAGAATGCGTAATTCTTGATGCCGACGACAGATAGACCTTGGTAGGTGCTAGGAATTACTAACGGTCCGCTAGTTTCTACATCGCAACTCTCAACACTGTACTTATTATCAATTAAAGAAAAAGTCAAAGATGCTTCGACAATGGTTAATCCACCGTATGTGACGCCGTCGCCCGCAGCAGCGTATGATGCGATTGCTCCAACTGGAACCTGAATTTCTGTAGCCGCTACACCCAAAAACACATCAGAACCCAAGATAGGAGCAGTTGTAGCTAGGCAGTTGATTGTAGATAGGCTGGTGCAGTCCTTGAATACGCGATCCTCGATGCTGGTGACGCTATCTGGAATGGTGACGCTGGTCAGGCTGCTGCAGCCACGGAATGCGCTATCCCTGATGCTGGTAAAATTAACATTATTTGGGAGGGTGACGCTCGTCAGGCTAGTGCATTCTAGAAAAACACTAAGCCCCATTATTTCGACGCTGTTGGGAATGATGGCGCTCGTTAGATTGCTGCAGTTAGCGAATGTGCTATTCTCGATTCTGGTGACGCCGTCTGGGATGTTGATGCTTGTCGGGCCAGAGCAAAAACGGAATGCGCCATCTCCGATGGTTTCGACGCCGTCGGGAATGATGATGCTCGTCAGGCTGGTGCAGCCCGAGAATGCGCCATTCCCGATGCTGGTGACGCCGTCGGGAATGATGATGCTCGTCAGGTTGCTGCAGCCAAAGAATGTATTATCTCTGATGCGTTTGACAGTTTCGGGAATGTTGACGCTCTCTAATCTAGTACACCCAAAGAATGCGCCAATCCCGATCTGGGAGAACGGGGCTTCGGGAAGAACGATACTCGTCAGGCCAGTGCAGCCAGAGAATGCAAAATTCCCGATGTAGTAGACGTCGGGGCCGATGTTGATGCTCGTCAGGCTAGTGTCGAACTGGAATGCGTAATCCTCGATTCTGGTGAAGCCGTCGGCTATATTAACGCTTTCTAGCGTTGCCATTTTGGCGAATGAGTAGGGCTGAATAAGGGCGTTCTTGGGGATTTCAACACTTGTTAGCGTAGAATTTCCGAATGCATAACTCCCAATACTGGTAACGCTGTCGGGAATGATGACGCTCTCCATGTTAGTGCAGTCATAGAATGCATAACTCCCAATACTGGTAACGCTGTCGGGGATGATGATGCTCGTCAGGCCAGTGCAGCCATAGAATGCGTAGTCCCCGATGCTGGTGACATTACTTCCAATGTAGACGCTATTTAATGTCGTGTTACCATCATAACCATCTAAATTAGTAATAGTTGTAAGATTTCTAGTTTGCTCCACGCCAGCCTGAGTATCCGTAGTGAATGGCACAATAGATCCCTTTTCTGCATCACTCAGAGGAAGATCTGCCAACTTAATCTTTTTGGTCTGATTTAAATCGCTGTCTACTAGTGGTAGCACATCGATTACTGGATCAGCTGAAGTTAATTCTGTTAGTTGTGATATTTTTTTGTCTGCCATGATTTTTGAAGATTAAATTATATTAACGGTTACGTTTGCGTTTCCACCAATATTCAGGCCAGAACCAGCTACCCAACCAGAAGTGCCAACTGGAACATTAATAGTAAGAGGAGATGCCGTGCCGAGGAAAATATTAATTGCGTTGTCTATAATACTTTTATTTACATTGCAGTTTATTGTATTTAGTAGATTACAACCCTGAAAGGCTCTCTCTCCTATGTTGGCGACACTACTAGGAATTTCAACAGTTGTCAAAACATCAAGATTGCGGAATGCGTATGAACCGATAGTCGTTACTGTATTGGGTATGGTCAAACTCAGTAAAGCCCTAAATTCAGCAAATGTGAATTGCTCAATAGTAGTAAAGCTAGCGTTATTTGGGAGGGTGAGACTTTCTGCACTGTCGCAGCCTTGAAATGCTCTTTGTCCGATGGTGGAAACACTGTCGGGGATGGTGATGCTGGTCAGGCCAGTGCAGCCCTCGAATGCGAAATTCCCGATGCTGATGACACTGTCTGGAATGGTGACGCTCGTCAGGCCAGTGCAGCCACGGAATGCGCTACTCCCGATGCTGGTGACGCTGTTTGGAATGGTGACGCTCGTCAGGCTAGTGCAGCCACCAAATGTATCTCTCTCAATCGAGGTAAACGCAGGATTATTTGGAAGCCTGACACTCGTTAGCGCAGAATAATAAAACGCAAAACTTCCGATGGTGGTGACGCTGTCGGGAATCGTGACGCTCTGATTTGCTAAATTATCCCCTGCAAAATTACTATTGCTAAACGCCGCAAATCCAATGCTGGTTACATTAGTCCCAATATAAATACTATCTGGTTGATTTGTATTGTAGAACCCATCTGAATTACTAATAGTTGCAAGATTCCGAGTTTGCTCTACGCCATTCTGAATATCTATCGTGTATGAGTATGCGGTATCTTTAGAGGCATCACTGAGCGGAAAGTTGGCTAATTTAATTTTTTTAGTTTTACTTTCGCTGGAGTCTACAACTGGTAAAAAATCTACTGCCGAGTCTGCTGAAGTTATTTCTGTGAGTTCTGATATTTTTTTGTTTGCCATTGTGGGTTTACTTTATATTATGTTAACGTTCACGTTTGTGTTTCCGCCAATTGTTTGGCCATCAGCATCTGTCCAACCAAGTCCAGCTGGTACGTTTATAGTAAGAGGGGACTGTGTGTTAGTGAAAACATTATCTAGGTCATTTATAATAGAAAAATCTACATTGCAGTTAATTGTCGCTAAGTTAACGCAACTACGAAAAGCGTTATCCCCAATACTAGTCACACTGCTGGGAATGGTTAAGCTGTTCAGGGCATTGCAGTTTTGAAGTGCGCTAAGCCCGATGCTGGTAACGCTGTCTGGAATATTGATACTTTGGATAGCAAAGCAGAGCCGAAATGCATTTTGACCGATACTTGTGATACCGTTAGCGATGGTTACATCCGCCAGGGCATCGCAACCAATGAATGCGGATACGCCAATGCTGGGAACATTGCTCCCAATATAGATACTAGTTAAAGTAGTGTCATCGCCGTAATACTGATTGTAAATCAACGGAGCAGTAATATTCCGTGTTTGCTCCACAGCACCGTGAAAGTCTGTAGTATACGTATACACAGAGTTTTTAGCCGAATCACTCAGTGGCAAATTACTAAATCTAATCTTTTTGGTCTCATCTGCGCTGGTATCTACAACAGGTAAGAGGTCAGTTACTGAGTCAGCTGAAGTTAGTTCCGTAAGTTCTGATATTTTTTTGTCCGCCATAGTATTTATTACACTAAACGTCTTGTTCTAGAATTAATTTAAAAGAGTTTTGTTGTAAAAGGAAAGAGTCATTCTCTAGCTCTAAAAAATCAGGAACTAATGGAGTAGGTACGCCACCAAAAAAGTCATCAAAATTCAAAGGTCTAAAACCAACATCAATTGGTTGAATAATATCTTGCGAACGCTCAAAATCATAAAGTTTTCTGTTAAACTCTTGGATTGCGTGTTCGTACATATGCGCGTTTTGGGAGTCGCCAGTAGGTATGTATGCCGCCAGTGCCGCTATCCTTAAATCGAAATTTTTAGAAGCAAACTCACCACTTTCTAAAGTAGAGTGTATTTCGTGACGTAAAGAATGGATATTTTCAATAGGCATATAATGTATTTACACATATATCAGAAGTTGTACGAAAAATAATCAATATCTTCGCCCCAAATATTTTCTACAATTTTTTTAGATTTTGAACAATAGTATTGTTTGAAATTTTCATGTTTTGTGCTATTCTCTTTTTTAAGCGTCGCCCCTGCTTTTTTATAAAAGTCTTTTAAATTAAATTTGTATAAGAATTTATCTAAATCTTCTTGTAAATTTTCAAAACTCAATAAAGAATCTACTCTTATATCATTATCGACTTCTATAAAAGATTTTTGGCTCCATGCGTGAAAAAAATTAGGATCAGAGGATAGCCGTTGAGAATACTCGCAGAATTCTAAAAAATTTTGGAAATCCATATCATAAACCCTGTTTAGTTTAGTTTTTTGAGCGAAAAAGTACATAGAGACCATTCTATCGTAAGGATTTCTTATGACGGCTAAAGTCGGAAGCGATAAAATTCTTTCTTCAAATTCTTTTATTGCAAATTCTAGGCGACAGTGAGATGGGGCAAAGGTATTTTTATATACCTCATTATCTACACTGAGGTAGTTATCTCTAATTGTATTTGTTACGCCGAAGTAGTTGTAGAGAGATGTGCTGGCATTTTTGGGGATGCGAATAAAATTGACCTTCTTATTGGCCCCAAAGGTAAACTTTTTTTTATTCATACAAAATCCTGACGTTGGCTTCTTCTGCTTTTTTAAAATAATTTTTATGATTTACTTTCAAGAGATAATGATTTTTGTATTCTTCGTTGATTAAAGGGTCATCTGTCTTGTACTCAGTGTTTGAAAAAAACATTTTTTGGCAGTATTTTTTAAATGACTTATGTTTAAACCTGAACTTGTCTAAGGGCATTATTGTGTTATTTATACCTAATAAAGAAGTTTCCTTGAAAAATTTCTCATGAAAAAGTCTAACCTCTTCGTTATTTCTAGAAAACAAAATGTCATTCCAAAAATATATATCTGTTATGGCGTAATCTCCAAATATGTAAGAAAGATTACCACACAATATTGAATTGTTTTTTCTTAAAAATAGTTTGTAATAATCATTGCTGCCACAAAAAAGTTCTCTCAAATCTGCATTAAAACTGGATTGATTAAAATTTTTAATTATTTTTCCGAATTGTATAGATGCTATTTTATGAACATCATCAAAATTTTCTTCATTTGAAAATTTATATTTATTTTCCTCCAACATTCTTTATTATAATATTATATTTAAAAGTGTAAAGTAAATTATGGCAGAAGGTATAAATCAAAACGTAGCACGGGAGGCTCTGTCTCTAGATCCCAGTCAATTGTTGGAGTTTTATCTAATATACTATGATTGGCCAAAAGATGCATTTAGCGCTCTTGCTATATGCCCGTTTGTTAATGGTTCGGCCCCTACAATCTTGTGGCAGGGGCAAGCATACGCCGCATTCCCGATAGAAGGTAGTGGGTTTGAATCGAAGGGCGATCAGTCTTTACCTAGACCGAGAATAAGAGTTTCTAATAAAGATTCAATTATATCTAAATATTTGAGAACCCATAATAATCTTATAGGCGCAAAGGTAATCAGAAAAAGAACTTTTGCTAAATTTTTAGATGATGAAAATTTTCCAAACGGAGAAAACCCTTATTACGATGTAGAAACGGGTTCTACGTTAGCTTCACCTACATCTCATTTAATTGACCAAACTTATTATATAAATAGGAGAATAACTGAAACCAAACATGCTGTAGAGTTTGAGTTGTCTACTGTTTTTGAATTGGATAATGTCTACCTGCCTAATAGAAACGTTTATTCCACATATTGTACTTTTATCTACCGTGGGCATGGTTGTAGGTATGATGGGGAGGTAAAAACAACAGGCGAAAACGATGTTTTTAGAGACGCAGATGGGGTTGAGATAAATTTAAAAACCGCTGCCGTTAGAGGAGCTTCATGGTTTGAAGATGTAACCTATAATAAAGGAGACGCTGTTTATTTGGAAATAGATAATTTTATACTAAGAAAAGATGACGAAACAAATTTAAATAAAAAAACCGAGAAATTGAGAACATTTTATGTTTGTATTGAAGATAATGTTATTGGTAACCAAAAACATCCATCAACTTCAAAGAGTTGGCGGAAAGATGAATGCACAAAAACCTTAAATGCTTGTGGAAAAAGATATGAACGCGTTTTGAGGTTTGGAGGATTCCCAGGTACACATGCAAACCAACCAAGAGGATAATTTAAAAGATCAATTAATTAAATTTGCAGAATCTTCCCCATTAAGGGAAGTTTGTGGATTTGTTTGTTATGAAAATGATGAGTTATTTTTTGAGGAAGCTATAAATATTTCTACGGATGATAGTTTCTTCATTATAAATCCAATAGATTTTTTACAAAAAAAGATAGGAAAAACTCTTTTAGCTATATTTCATACCCATGTAGATTGCGCAGAAGAACCATCTGAATATGATATTAAAAGTTCAAAAAACTGTCTCTTCCCGTTTTTAATATATTCTTTAGAAACAGAAAAGTTTCATTTATTTGATGTTCCTTATTTTGAAAGGTCTGAAAAAGGTGTAAGTAAGTTAAGGGGTATTTTGAATGACTAATATAATTATACATGGAGAAATGGGTGAGGTTTTTGGTAATTTTCATAAATTTGAAATAACCAAGCTTCTTGATGTAGCTAGAGCTTTAACTGCCCAAAATAGAGGTTTTAAACGTTATTGTATTTCTAAATTTCAAGATGGAATAAGTTACGTTTATATAGACCCTAAAAACCCAAACAAAAAATGGAATACAGCGGAAGAACTTCTTGAAGAGGAGGCTCCAGAAGAAGTCCATATAGTCCCATCTATTTGTGGTTCTGGTGTTGTTGCAGCTGTTGTAACTGCGGTTGTCTCCACTGTTGCTGCGGCGGCAGCGGCGGTTGGGGGTGTGCTTGCAGCAGCTGGAGCATGGTTAGCTGGCGGAAGTATGTTAGCTAATTTGGCTGTAGGTCTTATACTCCAAGGGATAATGGCTTTACTATTCCCAGTAGAATTACCTAAAACTGACGCCCAGACATCTGAATCGAAATTAGATACGGCTAGTTATTTGTTTTCTAATTTAAAGAATACTTTAACTCAAGGATTTCCAATACCTTTATTGTATGGCGAATTAAGGGTAGGTTCTAATGTTGTTTCGACTGATGTCCGTGGTGAGGATTTATAAAAATGAACTATTATAAAGACATAATACAAAGGAGAAAATCTATTTCTCCTGTTGGATCTAAAGGAACAAAACCGTCGTTTTTAATGCCGCCCAAAGCCGCTTGGAACAAAGTAGGATTTCAAACTTACGAGGCTACCGATTTACTTTGCGAAGGGCCTATAGCTGGGCTTAGTGATCAAAATGGTGTTATTTTAAACACTTCTAGGGTTACGAAAGATTTCAACAGTGATAGCAACATCCGTGGAAGTTCGACTAACGGAATAGATAAAGGTTGTTATTTTAACGACACCGCACTTAGAGATGAAACAAACTCATCAACTCATTCAAAATACGATATGGAATTAAGAGTTGGGAATGAATTTCAAGACCCTCCGCAAATAATGCAGTTCCCATCTAAAATGGAAAAAGTTGGAGTACCCATCAAGGGACCATACGATATGGTTGGTGGTGGAAATGATGGGGCGAGGACAGGTAATGGTAGTAGAGATATTAGAAATGAAGGTAGAGCTGGTCGAGATTTTGTTGAGTGGAAAAGATTTGTACCAAGAGAACAAAGAGAAAAACCTTGGACATATCAAAATTACGACAGAAACATAGATCAGATGTTGATTACTCTTCAAATAGACGCTTTATCTGACACTAGATCATATGCGAGCAAAGCAGAAAATAAACGAGGTAAAAGTAGAATGGGTCAGCCTTTAAAACTGACTGTGACTTTCAAGGTTCAGGTCGGCAAAGTAGACAAACAGGGAGTGGAGACCATTTCAAACTCTACTTTTCAGACAAAAGCTGGTAGCGGAGTAAGCATACTGTCGGGTGGACGATTAAAAGTTACTGGCGTTATAACCAGCTCATACGCCATTTCTTTGGAAAATATTCTTTTACCAAAATTAGACGAATTAGATTTATATAATTTTATAAAAATTTCTAAAATAGAGCATGAAACTTTTTCTAATATAGTCAAAAGAGATGTAGCTGTAACAACTGTAACAAAAATAAATTCATTAAGACTTAGTTACCCTCATACAGCTTATATAGCTACATCGCTAGACTCAAAGTATTTTCCCAGTGTTCCATCAAGAACTTTCAGAGTAAAAGGAAAAAAAATTCTAATACCATCTAATTACACCCCAACCAACGCAGATGGTTCTGATAGGAGATTTTCGGTCGATGGTAGTACTTTAGGAAACGAAATATACCAAGGAAATTGGGATGGTACTTTTAAATTTGGGTGGTCTGATAATCCAGCTTGGATTTATTATGATTTGTTGATGAACACTAGGTATGGCTTAGGATCTTACCTAAGAAACGTAGAAATAATAGACAAATGGTCTCTTTACGAGATAGGTATGTATTGCGACGCGGTCACCTTAAATGACGGAAGCAAGGCTACAGTTGATGCTGGCGGTGCTGGTTTTTTTGTGGGATTGGACGACGGAACGCAAGGGTTGGAGCCGAGATTTAGCTGTAACCTTTTGATATCAGATCAAAAAACAGCTATGGGTGCTATCGAGGATTTAGCTCGGTCGTTTTTAGCTATGATGTATTATCATAACTCATCCATAAGTGTGAAAGTTGACAGACCTTATATTTTCGAGGATTTTAATAGAACTGACCAATTTGATATTGATAATGGATTTTCAGAGGTTCCCCCTAAGCACCTGAAATACCCGCCTGTTTTAATTTTTAATAATTTAAACGTAAAGGATGGGATTTTTGCATATGCTGACGTCGATAGATCTACAAAACTATCAGCTGTAGAGGTCACGTACTTAGATAAAAGATTCAATTATGCAGCTAGAACAGAATATGTGGAGGACGCAGAATCAATAAAATATGTTGGGTTAAATTTTAAAGCTATAGACGGGATTGGAGTCACATCAAGGTCACAAGCAAGAAGGTTGGCTAGGCATATATTATTTGAATCAATGCATACCACAGAAACAGTATCTTTTACTGCTGGTTTTGATGGTTTATTAACTGAGCCTGGAGATATAATTAGGGTTGATGATGAGATTAGATCGTTCCATAAAAATTTCGGTATTGTTTTAGGCACTTCTGGAACTGCGGATTACAAGAATCCTGATGGTATTTATAAGGATTCTCCGCCTAGTGGTGTAGGCCCAAGGAGTGTTATTGTTTCTCCAGCGATCATGAGTGATCAAATGTCTTATATTAGCGGCGGGGTTATAAATGTTCATAATGCATTAGGCAAAACATCCATTGATGATTTTTATGAAAACCCGACATCAGGTAATGAGTTTTATAGAGATATCAATAGACCTCAGATTATATCTTTAAAAATTAAACCTGGCGGTTCTGGCATTAGTTGGGACCCATGTGATAGTGGTATAGCTATACATATAGACGGATTGAATGATTACCTTAATGGATCTGGATCAAGTCAGTGGTTTGCAGAAAATAGCGCCAATATTAATTATGGATCAGCTTATTCTATAGACGTAAGTGGTATAGATCAAAAATATTATAGAGTATTATCAACAAGCGAAGTTGCTGAGGGCGGCATTGGCATAACTGCAACCATACATCATACTGGAAAATTCGCTTATGTAGAAAAGGGCGTAAATTACGATTTAAATACAGATACTTTTCAGCCAGATTTAAAAATAACAGAAATAAATAGGCCAAATGCGCCAAGTGCTGTAAATTTTGTTAGTTTTTCGAGACAATCTAATAATAAATTGAATTTAAATATTAGTATAAATGACCCAACTTCAAAAATTCCACAAAAATACGTTATATTTTTAACAGAGCCTGGTGGAAAAACTATTCAAACAGAAGTGTCTAAAAGCCAAGGTTCGAGTACATCGGTTACTCTTGATGACGAATCTAGCGTAGACCAATTGGGGGAATACGAAGTAACAGTTTTTTCTGAAAACTCAAAACCTGTTGCTGCAAGAAGTTTGTTATCTACAACTTTAGTTTTTACCACACAACTTAGTGATTTTAATTTTACAACTAATGATTCTTTTTTCGATTATCAAAATATTTCTCTTGAATCTAGTTTTTTCCCCTCTACTTATAGTGATAGCACTAGAATTGGCCAAGGTATAAATAAATATCCAGAGGGAACGGGTGAAATTTCTACTTTTGAATCGAGTTTTGAGGATATCTTTGGTGGAAGCGGCTATGAAATATTAAACGAAATATCTGGCCAGATATTAAATTTAAGAAAAATTGACGGAACCCTTGTTAAAGAAAACTTCAAAACACTTAGAAGTGAAGAGAGGTTTGATATAACAGTTGAAGAATTAAACGATGCTGTTCAGTATACTGGCGTCAAAAGATATCAAGTGCCTCCAAATATAGACTTTGAAGTTAATAGCTTCACACTGACTGGCGGTTTATCGACACAACAACTCATACCATTTGAAAGATCTTTCAGTGAACCGCCTGTAGTATTTACCACGCAAGAAACGAATTTCCAGTCAGATGGGCAAACAAATTATTTAAATAAAATAGGTCGAGTTTCTGGCCAAGCGAATGGTTTTGTGGTAACTGGTGTTTCTGATAGAGATAGCAATCATACTTATATAGCTTCCAAAACAGGCATATTTCTTCTTGAAAATGCGCTAAAAAGAATAGAAATTAATTACGTAACAAATTCTTATCAAGATGATTATAAATTTGTCGAATTTGTAGAATATTTTGACGCTCCCCCTATTGTATTTTTGCAGTCCCAAGAACCTGACCAAGATATAGAAGATTTATTTTCTGAAACATGCATAACTGGAATTAGTACAAGTGGGTTTTTCTATAAAGCTTTCCAAGCTGATTTAGAGATAGCTAGTGGAACTGGTATATTAGCTTACATAGCAGCAGCGGAAGAAACTTTTAATGTTTTGTCTTCTAGCTATCCAGGTGTCAAAAGCATCAATTACAATACCATCCAAGATGATAATGTATTATTTGATAGTACCCCAATTTTAAACGGTTACGGTGGACCATCTTATAGATTTGATTATAACGATTATTCTGTTTTGTGCCAAAGAGTTGAAGACTATGTCGGATATGATGATATATTTTTTACTGTAGAAAGGCATGGCACAAAAAACACTGTAAGGCAAAATGCTTTACAAACTGGATTAGACGATATAGCTGGGTTAAGTGTAGCAGACGATTTTAACAGTGATAGAATTCAATTTGAAGCTGAAGTAGGCACTGGTAATTTCTCTATGTTAACTTGGGGTACATTTCAATCGGATCTTGAGGATAAACAGTCTCTTATAAACTTCCCTGGTAAGTTTTCTTGGTTTCAGTCTGGTGACGGAAAAAATTATATTAGTTTCATCAACGAAACTTTTAAGTATTTAGCTATTACGGGGGAGACAACGCTAAACGATGAAACTCCAAAAATGCTTCAGGTTTCTATGGATAGAGAGCAAGCGGTAATGACTACTTATTTGAATGGCGTGGAAAATATCAGCGTAGATATATCAGACCTCAGAGATGGTGAAGTCGTAACAGGGTTTTACTTGACTGGTGTTGGTGTAGCGTTGAGTGGGTATTATAATAATGATGATGTCACTGGTTTTTATTTATCAGGTA